AGACTCGTTAGCCTCCCTCCAAAAGGAGGCAGACGAGGTCTACGCTGAGGAGAAGTTAAGTGCTATTAAGGCGGTCATTAAAAAGGACAAGAGATACAAGTCTGGCAAGAAGACAGAACTCGAAAGCTATAACGACTATCCCGAAGCGGTGCGAAACAACGCCAAGCGAGGGAGAGAGTTAAATGAGAAGCAGAACAACAAGTGCGCCACGGACGTGGGCAAGCAAAGAGCAGCGGATTTAGAAGCAGGCCGTAATGTCTCAGTTGAAACAATTAAGAGGATGTACAGCTACCTATCCCGTGCGGAGGAATACTACGATGAGGGAGACAAGGAAAGCTGTGGGTACATCTCCTACCTCCTATGGGGTGGTAAGGCTGCCAAGCGTTGGGCAGAGAGTAAGTTGAAGTCTCTAGACCAAATCTAAAAATGTAACGCAAAGCCAAGTATTTAATTAACCTATATAGATAACATAGTTATGAAGTCACAAGAGACCCTATCAAAAATTATGAGCATCTTGAACCTCTCAGAGGAGCAAGTAAAAGTCGCTGCTGCTCAAGCAACATTAGAAAACGGAACTGTCCTAGAAGCCGAGGCGTTTGAGCCAGGTAACGAGGTATTCATTGTATCAGAGGATGAGCGAGTAGCTGTTCCTGTAGGTGAGTACGAAATGGAAGACGGCAGAGTCTTAGTAGTTGCTGAGGAAGGTATCATTGCAGAGATTCGTGAAGGTGGTGAAGAAGAAGCACCTGCCGAAGCACCTGCCGAAGAGCCTGCAGCAGAAGAAGAGTTGGCTGAAGAGGAAATGAACTATGTCACTCGTGAGGAGTTGGCTGAGGTCGTTAACGAAATCAAGGCAATGGTAGAGCAGATGATGTCGGAGAAAGAAGAGGAAATGGCTGCTGAAGCTAAGGAGAAACTTAGCAAAGCAAAGCCTGCTCGTAAGCCGATGAAGCACAGCCCAGAGACTAAGGCAAAGCCTCAGGTAAACTTGGGTCAGTCTAAAAAAGGCGGTAGCACTTTGGATCGTGTAATGGCAAAAATTGCTGAGTAATGAGTTGGCGTAAGATTGAAAAGGTATGGGACGAGGTTCGTGCGGCACAAGAGCCGAAACGAAACCTGTCTAAGCAACCTAAGAAATCTCGTGAGGTTAAGATGTCAAAGGTTCAAGAACTTTACGACCTTGTAACTACGGCTCAGAATGTAGACGATATGAATGCTCTAAGCACTATCGTAGAGATTACAGACTTAGCTGAAACACTTACGCAAAAAGTAAGAAACGCTTCTCAAGAAGGATTCTTAGAGGATGATTTCTATGTGAATTTAGTTCGTAACATTATGAATCAGATGTCAGAGGTAGGGGCTGTAGCAAGCGACTTAGGGGTAGACTTTGATGACGTTATGGAGGACTATAGCGGTTCTGACATCAATGGTTATGTAGATAATCTTGAAGATTTAATTGAAGCAGTTCAAAATCTTTATGAGACCCTTGAGTTTTTAAACAAATCAGTTAGAGGATAAAAAAGATATAATGAAAAAGGGAGTACAAAAATTATGGGCTGAGTTGGCTGCGGCTAAGAAGCCTGCCAAACTCAGCAAGCAAGGCAAGCAAGTTAAATTGTCTGTGGTAGATGAGTTAGAAGACCTATACAGCCAACTTGAATCAGCTACAAGCAACGCATCATACTTTGCTTACGATATGATTCCAGATATGGATGACAAAGTTCGTAAAGCTGTTGATGGTCTTGATGATATGCTAGTGAATAGCAATATCTCTGACCTTCGTGATATTGCGAATGAGGCAAAAGGTTTGTTAGACAAACTAGAATCAAATGCAGAAGATTTAGGAGTTGATGTAGAAGACATCTACGGAGACTTCCAAGAGATGCGTGACTGGGCAGATGCAGCTGATGATCTTGCATATGACGTTGCTCGTGAATTTGAATCATCTCTATTGAGAGACTTGACTGCATTTGCAGACCGAGTTAAATACTAAGTAAATAATCAATAATAAGATATAGAAATGGCTACAACTACTAGCATTACTACAACTTACGCAGGTGAATTTGCAGGGAAATACCTCTCTGCTGCCTTGCTAAGTGCTGATACTATCGAGGGTGGTGGTATCACGGTTAAACCAAATGTGAAATACAAAGAAGTAATGAAGAAGGTAGCATCTGATGCTATCGTCAAAGATGCTACTTGTGATTTCTCTGACACTTCAACGCTTACACTTACTGAGCGTATTCTTCAGCCTGAGGAGTTCCAAGTGAACCTTGAGCTTTGTAAGAAAGATTTCCGCAGCGATTGGGAAGCGATCCAAATGGGCTACAGCGCATTTGATAACTTGCCACCTGCATTCTCTGACTTCCTTATCGGCCACGTTGCTTCTAAGGTAGCTGAGAAAATGGAGAACAACATCTGGCAAGGTGTTAACGCAACTGCAGGTGAGTTCGATGGTTTCGAAACTCTATGGGCTGCTGATGGTGACGTTGTAGACGTAACAGGTACAACCGTGTCGGCTGCAAACGTTATTACTGAGATGGGTAAAGTAGTTGATGCTGTACCTACTGCTGTATACGGAAAAGAAGACCTTTACCTCTACGTTTCTTCTAACGTTGCTCGTGCTTATGTTCGTGCATTAGGTGGATTTGGTGCTTCAGGTCTAGGTGCTAATGGTTTGAATGGCGAAGGAACAACTTGGTTCAATGGTCAGAACTTGGCATTTGACGGAGTGAAGATTTTTGTTGCACCTGGTTTGTCTGACAATACTATGGCTGCTGCTCAGAAATCAAACTTGTTCTTCGGTACAGGATTGTTAGCTGACACTAACGAGGTTAAGTTGTTAGATATGGCTGACCTTGATGGTTCTCAAAATGTTCGTGTAGTAATGCGTTTCACTGCAGGTATCCAATATGGTATCGGTACTGAGATTGTATTCTACTCATAAGAATTAGTTTAAAACAATTTAAAGGGCAGGTGGGCTACAGCCTGTCTGCCCTTTTTTAATAAAAATATATTATGGCGTGTGTAATTACAGCAGGGCGTGCAGTCCCTTGTAAAGACGTAGTCGGAGGAATCAAAGCGATTTACTTTGCGAACTACGGAGACATCGGTACGGCTTCATTGACTTCCGATGAGATTACTGACTTAAGTAGCAGCTTTACGGCTTACAAGTATGATGTAAAAGGCAACTCTTCTTTAGAGCAGGCTATCACATCTTCTCGTGAGAACGGAACAACCTTCTTTGAGCAGACTCTAAATGTTACCTTGACTAAGTTGAGCAAGGAAGATCACAAAGAGATTAAACTATTGGCTTATGGCCGTCCTCACGTCTTCGTACAAGACTATAACGATAACTGCTTTGCAGTAGGTCTTGAGCACGGAGCAGATGTAACGGGTGGTACTATCGTAACGGGTGCGGCAATGGGAGACCTTTCAGGGTACACATTGACGTTCACCGCACAGGAGGTATTACCTGCAAACTTCTTAGCGGGAGCGACAGCAGCAGACCCATTCGATGGTTTAGCGACAGCAGTAGTTACAATTACCGAGGGAACTAACTCGTAATTGATAAATAAGTGTATATTTGTGCTCTAGGGCATAGCACTCTGGTTTGGTTAGAGAGGGGAGACGTTTAAGTACGTCCCCCTCTTTTGTTTTGTAACAATGTCTAGCCAAAAGGGTTAACCTATTATGCATATAGTAAGTACAACAGATAGCACTATCAAGTTTGTCCCTAGAGCCTACGACACATCGCTCTCTGTCGTTATTACAGACGAGGAGACTAACACGAGTAGCACAGAGTCATTAACGGGCACTAGAAGCCGTAATTATGTGGTTATAGACCCTTCCTACTCCTTCAAGGAGGGAAGGTTCTATACGATACGAGTAAGTGGCTCTAACGAGGTCTATAGAGGCCGTGTGTTCTGTACTGACCAAACCGATTACGAGAAGTACACGGTCAACCAAGGGCAGTACACGCAGTACAACTCAGACAATAACGGATACATATACCGATGAGTAACATAAGAATCGTAAACCTCAACAGCTACACTACCCCTGTGGTGCAGGAGAACAACCGCAAGCAGTGGGTTGAGTACGGAGGTGATAACAACTATTACCAATACCTTATAGACCGCTACAATGGGTCAGCAACTAACAACGCCATCATCAATGGTGTGTGTGAGTTGATTTATGGTAAGGGCATTGGTGCAACAGATGCAAGTAGAAGACCTGAGCAATACGCTCGTATGGTCTCAATGTTTTCCAAGCACTGCCTCCGCAGGGTAGTCTTTGATTTAAAGGCTATGGGCCAGGCGGCCTTCCAAGTTATTTATAACGAGGACAAGAGTGCCATCGCACAGGTTGAGCACTTCCCTATTGAGACCCTCCGCTATGAGAAAATGAATGAGGATGGTGAGATAGAAGCCTATTGGTACAGCAAGGATTGGTCTATGATCCGCAAGAAGGGTTATGAGCCTGAGCGCATCCCTGCCTATGGGTATGGGAAAGCAGGCGATAAGCTAGAAATCTACTGCATCAAGCCATACAGAGCAGGGTACTACTACTACAGCCCTGTAGATTACCAAGGTGCTTTGCCATATGCTGAGTTGGAGGAAGAGGTAGCTAACTACCACATTAACAACATCAAGAATGGCCTTAGCCCTTCGATGTTGATTAACTTCAATAACGGGATTCCAACGGAGGAGGAGCGTGAACTGATAGAGCGTAGAATCATAGACAAGTTCTCTGGCACTAGCAACTCAGGCAAGTTCATCCTAGCGTTCAATGACAATAAGGAGATGCAGGCAACTATTGAGCCTGTTCAGCTTTCTGATGCCTCACAGCAGTATGAGTTCCTTTCTGAGGAGTCCTCACAGAAGTTGATGGTAGGCCACCGCATCACCTCACCTATGTTGTTAGGTATTAAGGATGGTTCAGGCTTAGGGAGTAACGCTGACGAGATTAAGACGGCATCGTTACTCTTCCAAAACACGGTTATCCGTAGCACGCAAGAGATGATTCTCGATGCTATGGATGAATTACTAGCCTACAATGATATTAGCTTAAACCTCTACTTTAAGACGTTACAGCCTTTAGAGTTTATTGACTACGAGGGGTTAGATGACGAGACTGCAGAGGAGCAAACGGGTCGTAAGTTCAGTGCTGACGATCCTGAAATTGACTTAGAGGATTTTCTTGAGCAGATAGGCGAAGATGAATTACAAGACGAGGAGTACGAACTCATTGATGTAGACAGCGAGTCTACAGAAGATGAGCCTGAGGACTTTGATGTTGAGGGATACCTTAACGGCCTTGTGAACCTATCTGCTAAGGAGGATTCATCTCAGGACAGCGAACTCTACAAGGTTCGCTATACTTATGTGAAAGGCACGAGTAAGACCCCTGACGGGGAGACTCGTGACTTCTGTAGAAAGATGCTACGCACTAAGAAGCTGTACCGCAAGGAGGACATTGGTATGATGTCAGCCAGGGGCGTGAATAAGAAGTTTGGCCATAAGGGTAGAAACTATTCTATCTTTAAGTATAAGGGTGGCCCTTCGTGTTACCATAGATGGGAGCGTAGAATCTATAAGAAGAAGATAACGAAGAACGGAGAGCCTTGGGGAGGCAATGCCCTTCAGGGTACTAAGTTTGTCAACGTGAACCAAGCTGTTAGAGCAGGGTTCAAGTTGCCAAAGAATCCTAATGAGGTGTCGGTAGCACCTATTGATATGCCAAGACAAGGACACCATCCAAATTACGGAAAATAATGGCTAAGGTTTTATTTATAAAGAAAGAGGACATCGTGCGTAACAGCACTATCAGCGGAAACCTAGATAGTGATAAGTTACTGCCGTTCATAGAGATTGCTCAGGAGATACACATACAGA